ATATAAATGATGTTGTCGTTGCCCTTCGCTGTAAATAAAGCAATTCAATACATCGTTTGTCTCTACATCTAAGTGTTCAAATATTGGGTTCTTGAACTTAAGGCCCATGCTTTTGTGCCACAATCTGACTTCGTAAGATACAACGTTATTATTTAATACTGGGAGATAATAGGCTTTGGGAACAGAGACCACCGGAATCTCTGATAGTATTTCCCAAGGCTCTAAGACCAAGCACCAATCGTGCTTAGATTTTTCTATAAGTAAATTTCTTATATTACTATAGGATGCAGAATCTTCAATTAAAATATCATCGCACCAAGAAAGGCTTTCAAGTAGCCGGTCTGTTTTCTGGCCGTTTGCTATTATCTGAACTGATATCACTGATTAATTGAGTGAAAGCCTCCGCTTCGTAGGGCATATTTAATTTTTGATATATTTTAATTAAATCTCTATAATGTTTAACAGCAGAGGGGCTTGCTAATATCTGGCCATAGATTACTTCTAAATCGGTTATATTTGCATTATTTAAAATAAAACTCTCTTTTAGCATATGGCAAAAAATGATTATGTAATTAATAGTAAGTTAGAAGAAATCATATCGAAGTATCAAGATGTAAAAGCCAAATTAATTAAGTCAAAAGGCAAGAAAAAAGAAAAGTTACTCGTAGAACAAAAAGAGGTGCAATCGGACCTTGCTAAATTGTTTTACGAGATGGCCGAAGGTATCTTAACTAAATATAATTTTAAATTGGTTAATAGAGACGATGCTATTCAAGAGGGAGTCTTTATTTCTTTGCAAAAAGCAGACAAATTCGACCATAATTATATTGGAATTAAGGGAAAATCTAAAGCATTTAATTATATTACGACTTGTATTTTAAACCATTTCAGACAACTCCACAGGGCCGAGAAGAGTAAAAGCGAATTATTAAGTCGATATACCCTGCATATGGCCGATAAAATGGACCAAAAATTCAGGGAGCAAGGCATCCGATTGCCCAAACGATATAATGATTTTAATAAGGATGACGAAAAATAATTAAATTAAATTCCTCTTTTAAACCGATGGTTCTATATATATGACTTATATCATAAAGGGGCTTATGGGAAATTTTCTGGATGAATTGGAAATGAAGGAAGTAATTGATAAGCTGGCTGCGAACGGCTATCAAGAGATAATCTCAGCATTTCTTCTTAATGAGCGGTTGTGCTACACCAAAAAAGGAAGACTCAACCAAAGCGGAGCTTGTCGGGTGCTTAACTTCAAACCCAAAGATTTAAAGCAAGCTTTGCGGGCAATGAAAGAAGTATTAGATCCCACACCTGTAGAAGAGCAGACTGAGGATAAAGAAGAATGATTATTCGTTAATATGTTGATATTTTATATTAATTTGACGATATATATTAGTATAAATTGAGATAAAACTACATCGTGATAAATTTAGAAATATTGCCCTCCGTCAGAGAAAATTCTGCTAGAGTAATCAAAAATAGAATTGATCTTACAGGTCGTGTTTTTGGCGAATTGATCGTTAAGAGCAGAAACTACGAAAAGTCAATATCTAACAAAGACAAAGGTCATTCTTATTGGAATTGTGAAGACAAATATGAAAATAAGTGCATAATAAGAGGTGACCATTTGTTGAGTGGCAAAATTGATAAATTTAAAACGCCACCAAAAATCGTTAAAATTGGAGATGTTTTCGGCGATCTGATCGTTATCAGTAAAAACAAAGAAAATCCCAAAAGATGTACATATAATTGCCAACATAAAAATGGTAAAATAGCAAAATTCACCGCTAATGAATTAACAACTGCCAAGTTTTTAAACAGCATACGTTATGCCAACATATTAGATATATCTGGGGCTACTTATGAAAATATAAAAGTGATTGACATAAATTGTGAAGATTCAAAAAATAAAGAAGATATATACTGGAATTGTGAAGATAATAAAGGTAGAAAATGGGCACTAACAGCACATAGTATAATTCATGGAAATTTGGCAAAAGTATCATTAAGGTCAGAAATGGAAACTCAGACTCTTTACCCCAATCCAGTAGAAGGCGATTATTGTAATAATTTGGAAATCATATCTTATCACGGACTAATAGATGGCTTTCATTACTGGAATTGTAGATGCAAATGTGGCTCTATTAAATTAATTAGGAAAGACCGTTTAGTTAAAAAAGAGGTAATATCATGTGGTTGTTATCAAATAGAAAAAGCAAGCACAAGAAATGGCATAACAAGAAAGATCAAAAGTGGAGAAATTACTAAAGCAGAATATATTCAAATACTAAACAAAGAAAAGCCATCACGTAAATTTAGAAGTAACATATCAAATCAAATAAGATCCACTCTTAATGGAACTAAAAATTACAAAAAAATATTTGATTATCTGCCTTATTCGTTTAAAGAGTTGGTGTCTCGCATAGAATCTCAATTTAATTCAGATATGTCTTGGAGCAATTATGGCTCTTATTGGAGTATCGATCATATTATTCCACAATCTTATTATGATTTTGAATCTATGAAAAGTCCTCTTTTTCTTCGTTGTTGGAATTTGGATAATTTAAGACCTCTTGAGTGCGTGCTAAATAGTGAAAAAAATGACCTAATATTGTCTGAATTTGAGTATTTAATAAAAGTATTTGAGGATAGGTATCCTGATTCACTCGTTAATATAGGCTCTGTCGTAGCGAAGGGTTAATTCAATTATCATAATTTCTGAACTATTCATATCCAATTCACCAAACGATACAGTAGTAGGGTAACAAGATTCTAAAGTCCAACTTTCACAAACTTTTCCTGTTCCGTCGTACATGCATAATACCGCATTCCGTTTAAATGGAACGTTAGCCTGTTTGTCGTAGACCGGTTTCCATTCGGGATTGTCTTTATCACCACCCTTTGGATTATAAATGCCCTTAATCCATTCAAATACTACATTCTTATTCTTCTTAATATCATATAATGTAAGTGGAATTGGTTTCCATTCAGGCAAGATAGGATAATATACTGATTGTGTTAAATGGGCTACTTGCTGCTCTTTAAATTCTAACTGGGGTCTGCTACTTTTTAATGGTGGTAATACATTGGCCGTCCCAGTGCTTCCGTCATCGGCACAAATGCCTTCTATTTTAAGAAGCCAACGATCTTTTCTTTTAGACACACAAAAAGCACTTCTTTGTAGTCCAAAGTCAAAACCCATCGTATTTCTATCAGCACATACTACTGGCATTTAATCACATCCTGCTTGTTTGCAAGGTCCAAATTGCTCGTTACAACCGACATTATAATCAAATTGAGAGTATCTTAATGTTAATTGAATTTCGGATATGCCTGAATCAGCCATATCGTGATCACCTAATGACATGCCTTGAATCCATAAATCGTCAAACTTATAACTACTAATCTCTCCGCCGCATCCATCCCATTCGGTTAATTTTCCATCTGCCGTATATTCTGAAAATTTAGATGAAGTTTTTTTAGAACTATTTAAGCTAAAGTCATAGAAGCTAGAGAGCCATTTAAATACTTGAATTGTATCTTTATCAGTCGAATCAAGTAATGTAATAGTTAGTGGCTCAATAGTTTGCTTTCCGGCATAATACATTTTATCATTAAGAAAATTTAATTCGTGTTCCTCAAAAGATATGCCCGGTCTGCTACAGGACTTGATAAAGAATGGAGAAATTCTAAATTGACAAACGCTATCTACCTTACTTTTTATTTCAAATGTAAATAAGTTTTTTCGCTTAAAAGTAACTGTGCTGGAGCCTAAGCCTACTTTACCTATGCCCATTCCTTGAGTTTTAGGATTGAAGGATGTGACTTTGGGCAAAATGGCTCCTGTGAGACGATAATTTATTTAGAGATGCTAACATAAAAGAATAACATCTCTACAATTTTAGATATTACTACTGAGAACTACCGCAAGGTGTGCAGCAATCTTGTAGTTGAAGCGTTGGGCAATAATGATTAAACGATATTTGTGAATAACGAAGAGTCATTTCGATGTCAAGTGTATCGGACGATGAAGTGTCCACATCCCCAAAATTCGCAGACTTAATCCAAGCGTCTAATAGTCTCCAAGTTTCAATGATTGTTCCGCAAGAGTCATATAAATTTAAAGTAACCGTAGCAGTATACTCTCGTCTTACACTATTCATATACTGCTTGGTAGGACTTGTAAAATTGTATATATTGGTCAGCCACTGGTATATGCCCTGGCTTCCGTTGCTTCCGGTTAAATTTCCAGACACATCCATTATAGTTATTGATGTTTCCTGGAAAGTAGGTTTTCCTGGAATCCACGTTCTTCCATTTAAGAAATTTAATTCAGTTTCCTCGAAATCTATATTAGGACGAGCAGCAACTTTTACGAAATAAGGATCAATGCGAAATGGGCATTTAGTGCTGTTGCTTTCGGCGGTAAGGGTCCAAAGGTGCTTTCTTTTGATATGAACGCCGGGGTCGCCAATACCGACCAGGCCGATACCCATACCTTGAACTTTTGGATTAAATACATTTACTGGCACTGTTACTCCTAAAATTATATATTAAAATGAATCTGCATTTTCCTCAAACGAACCAGTACGGTGTAGAGAGAAATCGATAAATATAAACTCTACTGCACGGGTTGGCTGCACACCGATTCTTGCATGCAATTCATTCCTATCGATTACATCAGGAGGATTAAGCTCCGCATCGCACTGGACTCTGTAATCGGTTACTCCTCTTGCTCCCTTAATTTCTTCGAGAACTTGTGTAGCAATGTTCACGAATTGCTGACGTAAAACTTCGTCATGTGGCTCGAACAATAGAGTTCTCACCTTTTGCTTGATTTGCTTCTCTAAAGAAATCATCATTCGTCTGACATTGACTCTATCTAAAGCGGTTGGCCGACGCTGTAATGTCTTCTGTCCGAAAATTACGAAGTCAGTAGTATCGATAAATTGCAATATCGGGTTTACCGCATTGCGATTTCCGTACATTGATTTCCGTTCATCAGCCGATGGCCTTGAGAAGACATCGCTAATATTAGAAACTATACCTCGTGTTAAACCAGCAGGGGCTTCCCAAGGAGCTGACAAATCATCAGAGTGAGCATAAGCAGCGAGGACAGCACCAGAAGGCGGAGCCCAAACATCTACTTTATTTGTAGTATCCCTGAATTTAACCCAAGGCCAGTAGATTGCTGCGAAGTCGCTATCAAATCTGGTTAAATTGAGAGGATGAACACCGTTTTGCCAATCTACAACTTCGTTTACCGTTAGGCCGAAAGGTGTATCGATAATAGCAAAGCAATCTCCACGAGTATCTTGACAGAAATTAATTAAAGCCTGGACAACATTAGTGCTTGTATGTCCTGGGATAATAACTAAGTCAAGATCAATTTGTTCCGGATCTGACATGGCCTGAAGCCCGGTCATAGCGACATCGTTGCCTATTAGCAAATCATCCTGATCATCTGGATCAGGGGGAATGCCATCGGTGCCTCCTGATAGCGAATATACACCATCGACGGGCGATGCTGGGTTACTTGTGTTATCAGTAGCTCTAATATAATCGCTTACCAAAGAGAGATACGATTCTACATAGAATCTGCTTGTTTCATCTTTGGTCAATCCGCCCCATGCCTCTACTTGCGAACCATTGGAATATACTTGAATTGAAAAAGTTCCTGTGCGGGCATCGTTGGTAACTTGTACTTGTGTGTTATTGCCTTCAATACCGGCTGAATCTGCATCAATGGTGAAAGAAACTCCCGATGCGGAGTCACCTGTTGCTCTACCGACTGTTTCAATATCAGAATCACCAGTTACGCCTAATGGACTTTCACCAGTGCCGGTTTCGTTAAGGAAACCGAAGACACCATCCGCAGTGCTTGCGGATTTAACTAATATTTTTGAATCACGACCATGAGCATCAGTGGTTAGTGTAATATTGCCGCCAGAATTGGAAGCGGTAAACCCTAAAGCATTTTGATTAATTTCGTTGCAAATTTGATTAGCAGTTACGCTCAAACCTTCAAGGTCAGCAAGATCAATTACTTGTGTAATGTCATCAATTAGTGCATTATCAGTGCCTTCAATAATAATCTGTAGATTAAGACCAGTAAGGCCAGTAAAATCGTAAGTTCCCTCCGTTTGATAAGCAGTAGCGGGATAACGGTTTTTATAACCAGTCACTGCTGCTTGGGTCATTCCAGTTCCAAGGCCAGTTATATTTCCTGAAACAACCGAGCCGCCATAAATAGCAGATTGAACGGAAACCAACTCAAGTTCAGCATCAGGACCATACGAGAAAGTAGTTTGGACACCAATTGTGGTCGCCGAAGTTGTATAAAATTCAATACCATCAATTGAAGTATCAAGCTGATCGTTTAATTCATCGACAAGCTCGTAAACCGTGTATGTATCAGCAGTAACGACGAGTGTTTTGCTGGCCAAGTTTCCGTTTAACTTCCAACGGAAGAAGCTATCATCGGAAAATGTGTAAGGTCCAGTTGTATCAGATTCAATCTGTACTATTGTTCCATTCGAATCTATATCTACTGTTGCTACTTGTGCCGAATCGCCACTGACGACTCCATCATCGCCGCAGCGAACAATCACTGCCTCGTTAGCAACGAATAGATATTGCTCGGCTGCATAAATTAAATAAGGGTCGCTTTCCGCTGGGTGGGGGTAGCCAAATTGTCGATGCAAATCTCGGCGAGATGTAATAACGGTTGGTTTGTTAATTGGGCCTTTGCTCGCAAATCCTACAATACCTGCTCGGTGATTTGTAGGAGCTGGCAAAATAAGACTTAAATCAGTTTCTTTTATATAGATACCGGGACCGACAGTGCTGGAAGCCGGAAATCCTCTTAATAATGCCATTTATTGCGTCTCCTTGTTTGAATTGGAGATATTGACATAACTCAAGAGTCCCCAATTCTTGTTTCTTTCAAGATATTTAGTGATTACCTCGTCATCTTCTAAAAGAATTGTTTTGAATCCTGGAATTGTCAAGGTCGTAAATGCTTTGGGATGTTCGTTCCGCTTGGAGAACGATCTCACCATAAGCTGTATTGGCCCCGGAGTTCTATTTTTAATTTCAATCATTAACCGCCTCTTCTATTCTACTTAATATTCTTTGAATTTCGTTTTCTGATATACCGTCTGTAAATTCTACTTTTGCTTTCAACACAGATTTGCGCTTTATTACGGGTTGTGGAATATAAGACTCGGCTGTCAAACTAATCTCATATTTAAAAACTCTTTTCTCTTCTCCAGGATCTGTGTCTAAATTGCTACTGACTGAGTCTATCTTTACAACACTCTCCCAGTTAGTTACTCCTTGTACTTTTATATACGCAAGATGAGTATTAAATTTGGTCGAGATTTGCTCCATTATTTGGTTCATATCTTCCCAAAAAGATGTCCAAATTGTTAGTTTATATCCCAAATTCACCGGGACACCCCTGGTGTAACCAAGTACGGTATCGTTTTCACGAACTTCTTTATAAGCCGTGGATGGACTGCCCATTGGATTGCCTATGGGTTGGTCACAATTATTAACTCTATTGATTCCACGCCTATAATCCATTGCCATATGATAAACATATCGCTCTTTAGGAAAATCTTGGCTGGTTTGATAAACTGACATCGCAGGCAAAGTAATGCGGTCCACTACACCAGAATTATCTTTTCTAACATTCGCTTGAAGAATAGCGGCAACTGCTTTTTCTTGTGATCCCCAAATGATTGGCACTCCAAATACCTTGCCCTGATCATCTATTACTTTAATATTATGAAATAGTTTTTTAACTGCTTCATCAATTGCACGAAATCCGTTACTATATCTGTAAATAACGGTTCGATCTGATGGCTGTTTAGGAGCATCTAAATCTTCTATGATTGTGCCTACCGTCATTGGGTCACAATAATTTGGCTCGCCTAATCCTTCTCTTTGATAAAAAGTATCTTTATCTAATCCAAAATTGCTGGCGTTAGGAGCATGAAATAGATTTTCTTGACCAACGGGGCAAGAATTAAATTGGGGTATTTGCTCGCAAGGTTTAGCGTAGGGGTCGATAGGGTTCGTTGGGAGTAGCGTGTTTGGCAAATTACAATTATTATCAGTCATAATTTATATAAGAAAGAACTTTGAATTAATATCGACTTGCTCTGATTGGATTGTCAATATTAATTTTGGGACATAATTCAATTTCGGACAAAGGTAGCATATCTAACCCTTGATCCTTTAGTTCATTTTTTTGTTTGTCGTATAAGTATATTTTAACTTTTTGCCAAAACTCTCCACCATCCTTAAAAGGCTCTTCTGTAGGCTCAAACAGCACATCGGGTTTATATGGATGTTGTTGAAGTATATATTTTGGGCCTCGTTGCGTAGCAATAGGTTTCCCACTTGGTGGTTGAAACATTTCTACAACAAATAATTTAAATTTCATCTCAATCAATTTCGAATTTGGGATTAGACTCGGTATCTTTCGTGACTTTGCCCTCGTTAGTTGTAAGTGTTTCTTGGAAACGAATGCATTCTAATGTCAATCTATAAACTTTATATTTAAAGAATTCTCCGAGGTGGCGAGTCTTAATTTCCCAATTTTCTCCCAAGTGTGGTGTATAGATGCGAGAGCCAATTATCGGAAGATGTCCAAGGGCAGATACAACCGATCTATAATTTAATTGGAAGGTAATAGAGTCTGGTGAATCAATTCCAAAAGTAGTTTGTAGCATTTGAGATGGAATTGGATCATATATTGCTTTTAATTCAATTGGAAATTGAGAATAAATCTTGTTTCTCGACTCAACGTATAATGGATCAAAGCTGCTTGGGCTTGGTATATATTCATAGTAGAAAATAGGACTTCCACCTAAATTGATCAACTCAATATCATAATTATTGAATAATTCTTGGGATGGTGTATTACCGGGCTGAGTCTGAGCGAGGCTCCCTGATGGCTTATATACTTCCCCAGATGGCTTAAAAATCGTCACATTTATATTTAGTTTAATTCATATCTAATTTATCTAATGGTTATCAAAAGGCGGGATGGATCGATTTACCGTGTGTCCCATCCCAACCCCATCATGACGCAACAAGATTGTTGGCTCGATGATATACTTACTACACATAATTTCGAGAATCAAGATATAATTAAATTAGATTCACAAAAAACTAAACCCACCCCAGAAGAACCGAAGCCTGAGCCTAAAGTAGATATGCTCAAAGCGTTCGAAGAAAAATATGCTAAAGAAGAATTAAAGATACAGAAGGCGGCGGAAGAAAAGATAGAGTTTAAAGTAGAACCGCCAAAACCTAAAAGTGTTGGCCAAAGTTTATTTTATTGTCTTCCGGCCAAAATGTTATATATTCGTGATAATGTCTACGACGACGAAATTGTCCGTATTCAATATTTGGCCCCGTTTACTTTTACTTGTAAAGTTCTGCCATCTAATAATATTAATTTTATTATTCAAACTGAACAAAAGTTAACGGAAAGTTCAATTATATTTGATCGTGAGCGAAGGCAATGGTGGAAGATTGTCAAAGCGGAAGGGGATACCTACACCAGCGTTCCCTCGGATATTAAGCCTGAGTTCTAAGCAGGGCGTGTTCATATACTTCTTTGTTAATTTCGCAAGCGTAAGCATTTCTGTTTAATCGATGAGCAGCCAGCGAAGCACTACATAATCCGCCAAACGGTTCCCAAATTATATCATTCTCATCTGAAGATGCCTCAATAATTTGATTCATTAATTTTAGTGGTTTCTGATTGGGATGAACGGCTTTACCATTAAATTTAATTCTTTCTTCACCCTTTACAGAAGGTTCAGGCCATACATTCGTAGTTTTGAGTGGACAATGAAATTTACCTCTAAGTTGTTCCCATTGCGAAGATTTAACTATATTAATTCCATCAAGTGAAAAATAAGGCTTACCATCTTCTTTGCCAAAAGTATTAGCATAGTCGGCTAATTTTTGAAATACTTCTGAGGGCGGAAAGTACCAAAGATGATCAGATGTTAAATATTTTCTTGTTGCTGCGTTTTTGACACCGCAAGCTTCGTTGGCTTTATGAAAAGGGAGATTAGTTCTTTTCCACTCTGAACGGAGCCATTCTTGGGCCGACAATTCTTGTCCGTTATATGAAAACTTAGGCTTTCTCACATAATGAACACATAATTCGGTGACGATGGGGAATTTGCGTAGAGTTTGCGTGTTAGTATTTCCGGCTGCATGGGCGATGCCTTTATCCCATATATTAGACGATCTGTAGATCCAATCATACTTTTTAAGCGTTGAATAAGTTTCGGCCCAACTTAATTCACTGCCCCAGAACCATAATGTGGTCTGTGGCGTAGAGCGTTCAGCCCATTTAGCAATATGCGGCTCGTACCACTCTCCAATGCCCTCTACTGAATTTAAGTCGCCCTCGAAACCGCCCTTTCCAGCAAGTGCATATGGCCCGTCGCTTACAATTACCGTAGGGTTTTCCCATTTATCATAAAAATCAAGAGCATTTCCAAGAGAGAGATTGATCATTGTTTAGGTGGTACTACCGTTAGGTTCATACCGTGCGTCTTAACTGCTTCTTTGGTGGCTTCGATTGCCTTGTCGAATCCGGCTTGGTAAAAGGCACTTAATATTTTAGTTAAATTCTCAGCATCTTTTTGAGTTGCAATATTATGTGTGATTCTATCTAATGTATCGTTAATTTCAACGGTGTATTGCTTTGGAATTATATCGTAAATGTACTTTTTGATCGCTTTTGCATACGGGTTAAAAAGAGTAGTCATAAATATACGAATTATATTAGTATTAAATATCGGTAAAATATAATAATTTAGTTAATAAATTGCCGAACAAATTGAGTAAACGTTCAGAATCGACTAATTCTTGATTTTGTTTTAAAGTCTAAGACAAAATTTATCGATATAAGCGTATATATACTTATATTATGTATTTAGTAGAACGTCATTTTATCAACGAAAAACATAAAGATTTCAAGGAAATCGACGATCTTGCGTTCCGTTCTAAAAACCTCTACAATTATGCTCTTTACACAATACGCCAACACTACTTTCAGACAAGATTTTACATAAACTACAACGAACTTAATAAGCAACTCCAAAGTCATGAAGCGTATAAGGCTTTACCAAGCAAAGTGAGTCAGCAAGTTTTAATAAAACTACACAAAAATTGGTTGAGTTATTTTGAAGCGTTAAAAGCATATAAAATTGACCCAAGCAAGTTTTATGCAAAACCTAAAATACCTCGTTACAAAGATAAAATTAAAGGTAGAAACCTTTTAACATACAATAATCAGGCTATAGGTAAAAACAATAAACAGCTCAGCAAAACAAATATTACAATCAATACAACTAAAATCGTTCAAGAGGTTAGAATTGTTCCTAAGACTTTTGGATATTACATCGAAGTAGTTTATAACACCGAGGAGGCAAAGCAATTTAGAAAAAATAAAAAGTTTGCAAGTATCGATATTGGAGTAAATAATTTAGTAGCTATAACATCAAACTCAGCGAAAGCTTTATTAGTTAACGGTAGACCGCTAAAGTCCATTAATCAACACTTTAACAAACAAATGTCCAATCCAAAACTTGGAGAAAAGCGTAGACATATGCTCTGTGCCAAACGTTACCATAGGATTCAAAATTATCTTCATAACACAAGCTGTCTAATTATCAAATATTGTTTAAAACATAATATAAGAACGCTTGTAGTGGGTCACAATGAAGGGATTAAACAAGAATTAAAGCTTCGCAAAGATTCTAAGCAAAACTTTGTCTATATTCCTTTCCTTGATTTAATCAAACAGATAGATTACAAGGGAGCGATTAATGGTATTAAAGTAATCAAGACCGAAGAAGCACATACTTCTAAAGCAAGTTACTATGATAAAGACCCTTTGCCTAAATTCGATGTTCCTGTTGAATATAGCGGTTCACGAGTAAAGCGAGGACTATACAAGTCCAAAGATGGAACCGCACTTAATGCAGACCTAAATGGAAGTTTAAATATTGGACGCAAAGTAATCCACGATTATGTAGTGGATAGGAGCCTTGTAGCAAGGCCAGTAAAGGTTAATCCTTTACGAACCGATTATTGTAGTTTACTATAATATGAGGAACTATAACTGTTGGGAATTATACTTTTTGATGGCCCTGGAATAAATATTGAATTGTGGAATCATAAGGGCTAAATAGGTTATGCAAATGTTTAAGAACTACTTCTTAATAGAGAATAGTGCCGAAATTCTCGGTAGCGATGAAGTATCAAGAGATATAATTAAAGAATGCCTTATTAAATTATATGAAATTAGTATTAAAGAGCCTAACCTCTTAATGGAAGGCCCACGAAAGAAGGATACCTACCGCAGAGAATTCGATCCAGAAGAACACGAAATGTTCTTTAAACATCTAAAAAGTGGTAAAGCTCCGCAAGATGTATACGGAGATATGTTCGGTGATAAGGGATACGCTCCTGCCATTAAAGCGTGGCAAGATGAAATTCAATCGGGCGAAGGTAGCGAAGAAGAACAGTTAGCACGAGTGAAAGCCAAACTTGGCGCTAATGTACTACCACAACATTACAAAGAGGTATACGAGAAGGGTTTAATTAAAAATATTATAATTAAACTACAATCTAATCAAGCATTAACGCCACAAGAACAAATTGTGTATAAGATGATTCAGAGAGTCATGCCTGATGTAAGCGGCGTAAGCTTTGATCAGGGAGCGAGATTTGGCAATAAGCCTAATCGGTCTATTACTCCTGAATTATATGACAAAATGCTGTACAAGGTTCGTGATCCCCACGGCAGAATGTCGGCCAAAGATAAAGATTATCTTCGACGTAATGTAGAAAAGCCCGAACCTCATTTGGAATCTAATCTAAACGAAGCAGGCTTATCTTTGATTGATATTGTTCGTGGCAAGGGCATGGCCGCAGTCGATGACATTTACAACAAGTTAGTTCAATCTGGCGTGCAATTAGTATCAGATGACGATGCTGCTAATGCTTATTTGACTAAAGTAAGAAATGATGTAATGTCTGGTAGGGCTTTTACTTCTAACAAATCAAAAGCAGCGTTTCAATTAGATTCTAAAAGAAACTATAGATCGGCGACCGGTATTGGTGTACCGGGCGACAATCCGCCCAATCCCGCTTCATCGCCTGGAGTTTTACAGGCAATGACAGGCAAAGTACGTCCCATTAAAAAAGATATTAAAAAGTTTGGCGAGTTAGAAGATATGCCAAATGCTCCCGGTAAAATCCCTTCACTATTCGTTCCTACTGGATATCATGACCGCACACGCTTTCCTGATGATGCAATCAATGATATGTATGATAAAGATACTGCCGCATTTGATAGTGAAATCAAAAAGCCAGCTAACAAAGCCGCAAGTAAATTTTTGTCTGGATATTTGCAAGGACAAGATTACACTGATGCTATTGCTGATATTGTAGGTCAAATGATGGATACTACGGGTATCCCCAACTGGCGAGAGAAAGAAGGTGTGAGACAATCTTACGCCAATTACTTTGCCTTGCAACAGAGAGATAAATTCTTTCGCAATAAGGGCAA